ACGCGGCACGGCCCAATCAAACCGTGTGGGCGGTATTCCCATCATACCGTATGGCAAAAGAGATTGCTTGGCGTAAACTATGTGATATCCTAATGGATAAAAATTGGGTTTCAAAAAAACACGAAAATAGTTTACAATTATTTTTAAAAAATGGATCTACAATAGAATTAAAAGGTGCAGACAACTACGATAGTTTAAGAGGTCGTAGCATAGACTTTTTAGTGCTTGATGAAGTAGCAGACATACACCCAGAAGCATTTTATTCAGCCCTTATGCCTGCTCTAGCAGACAGAAAAGGTCATTTCCTTGCTTGCGGCACACCAAAAGGACAAAGCAATTGGGCCTTTGACTTGTATAATAATGCTACAACAGATGAAGATTGGGCCAGTTGGCGTGTATCTACACTAGAAGGCGGCTTTGTCGATGCAAAAGAAGTAGAATATGCTAAACAACTACTTGACCAAAAAACTTTCGCTCAAGAGTATGATGCAGACTTTGTTCAAAGTGGATCAAAGATATTTTATAGTTTTGATAGAGAGCATAATGTGGAGCCATACACAGGCGATGCACCAAAAATAGTTTACATTGGTCAGGATTTCAATGTGGGCTTTTTAACGGCAGTGGTATTCGCACTAAATGATAATGTATTACACGCAGTAGATGAAATAGTTTTAACAAGTGCTAACACAGATGAAATGGTTGCAGAAATCAAAAGGCGTTACAGCGATCGCAAAATTTTTGTTTTTCCGGATCCTAGTGCTAAAGCCAACAAAACAAGTAGTGCCGGACGCACAGACATAAGTATATTAAGTAACGCGGGTTTTATAGTAAAGGCCCCAAATAAACACACACCGGTTCGTGATACAATCAATGCAGTAAACAGTATGTTACTGAGTGCAAGTGGAGAAAGAAAAATGTTTTTTGATCCACGTTGTAAACAAACTATTGAAAGTATGGACCGTTGGGAATATAAAGAAGGATCTATGGTTCCAGACAAGAATGGGGCAGTAGATTACTCACACTTGTGTGACTGTGTTCGTTATATAACTGATTACTTGTTCCCAGTAAGAAAAGAATTTAACCCACAACCACCACAGCGTTGGGGACATAAAATAGGAGCACAATAATATGAGCACAATGCAAAGTATTAAAGACGAAATAAACAGGCTCGTATCAGCAAACACAACCTACAACGAAAACAAAGAACGTTGGAAATATCTATTAGAAAGTTATTTAGGTGGACAAAGTTATACTGACGGGAATCATTTAACACAATATCAATTAGAAACTTCAGGTGAATATGTTCAAAGAAACAGAAACACACCACTAGACAATCACTGTCAAAGTGTTGTTAGTGTATACAACAGTTTTTTGTTTAGACAAGAACCATTTAGAGCATTTGAGAACCTAGCCAACTTACCAGAACTAAAAGAATTTATGAAAGATGCCGATAAAGACGGCACAAGTTTCAACAACTTTATGAAAAATGTTGCTACTTGGAGTTCAGTGCTAGGGCATTGCTTTGTTCTTGTTACAAAGCCCAATGTAGGCGCACTAACTAGAGCAGAAGACATTTATATGGGTGCTAGACCCTATGTTAACTTGTTAACACCACTAGCAGTTATGGATTGGGAGTTTAGAAGAAGCCCTGCAGGACATTACACACTAAAATACTTAAAGTATTTAGAAGATGTTAACGGAGATGTTCAAACTATAAAAGAATGGACACCAGAAACAATTACAACAAGTGTATTCCAAGAAGAAAAACTTGAATTGATTGAACAAACAGAAGAAGAAAACCAATTGGGTTTAATTCCGGCTGTTATTGCTTATAACAAGAAAAGCACAATGCGTGGATTAGGTGTTAGTGACCTAGCAGACATATCAGACGCACAAAGATTCATTTATAATTTACAAAGTGAATTAGAAGAAACAATTAGATTAGACAGTCACCCAAGCATAGTTGCAACACCGGATACTATTTTAGGAAATGGTGCCGGCAGTGTTGTTCAAATACCTACAGACTTAGATGCTGGACTTAAACCATACTTGTTACAATACAATGGTGCTAGTGCAGGTAGTATACTTGACAGTATCAAACACCAAATAGATGCTATTGATAAAATGGCAAACGTTGGTGCAGTAAGAGCCATCGAAAGTCGTAAGATGAGTGGCGTTGCTATGCAAACAGAATTCGAATTGCTAAATGCTAGACTTTCTGAAAAGGGAGATAATTTAGAATTAGCAGAAGAGAATATATTCAAATTATTTGCGGCATATATGAATACTACATTTGCGGGCTATATCGAATATCCCGATAGTTTTAGTATTCGTGACGTAGGTGATGAATACAGTCAATTAAAGAGTGCTAGAGAAGCCGCAGGCGATCCTAGAATTCAAAAAGTAATTGACGAAAGAATTGTAGCTCTTTTAGATGAAGATCCAAAAGAAATACTACAAGAACAAACCAACTTTGTTCCACACACGATGTATGATGCACAAGGTAATGCTTATATGGCAAATACTCAAGCAGAACATTTACGTATGGCAGAGTTGGGTTATACACACGATTTACCAACAGCAAGTGCTGAAGGTAATCAATAAATACAGATAACACTCTCAAAGGAGGCGATGCACGATGTCAGACAATACATTGGTAACAGGTGATACTGAAACACCTATCACAAACGAAGTTCAGGTTGAAGAAAAACAAGAGACAGCGAAAACTTATACACAAACAGAAGTTGATAATATGATGGCCCGTATGAAAGGTTCATTACAAAAGAAACTTCTTAAACCGTATGAAGAACTAGGTGATCCGGAAGATTTACGCAAGTTAAAAGCAGAAGCAGAGGAAAAAGCTCAAGCAGAAGCAATTAAACGAGGTCAATTTGAAGAAACACTCAGAGAACTGGCTCAAAAAAAGGATCTAGAGATTCAAAAACGTGAGGCTATTATCACAGAATACAAAGTGAACACACCTATCGTTGATGCGGCGGCAAGATACAAAGCAGTTGCACCAGAACAAGTAAAACAACTACTAAACAGTAGAGTTAGACTTAACGAAAACGGAGATGTAGAAACACTTGGTGCTGATGGTAAAGTTCAGTATGATGATCAAGGTAACTTGCAAACAGTAGATGCATTGGTAGAAGGCTTTTTAGCAACAAACCCGCATTTTGTTCAAGCAACACCTAGCACAACTAATAGTTCTAGTAACATTAGTGGTGCAAACGTGAAAGACTTTGATGTAACAAAATTGAATATGAATGATCCAAAAGATAGGGCTCGTTATGCGGAATACCGTAAAACAAGAGTCTAACATTAAACAGTCATTATAAGGAGATTATAAAATGGCAATTTCAAACTCAACAACCTTGGCAAACCTGTTACCTGAAATCGTAGCAGAAGCAATTTTCCAAGCAAACGAACAATCTCTAATGAGATCATTAGTTCGCACATTTAACATTCCAGCAGGTTCTGGAAACACAATTAAAGTTCCAGTATACCCAACACAAGCGGCGGCAGGTTTAACTGAAGGCGTGGCTCCTACAGCATTAGCAGTAGACACTGGTTCAGTTCAACTTACAGCAAGTGAAGTTGGTATGACAGCAGTTGTATCAGACATCGCTATGATTGGTTCAAGCTCAAACGTAGTAGCAGACATCGGCGGTCAATTTGGTCGTGGTATTGCAGAAAAGATCGACGCAGATCTTTGTGCTTTATTCGATGGTTTTGCAACTTCATTAGGTGGTGCTACAACTAACTTAACTGCTCCATTAGTATTCGAAGCAATCGCAAAACTAAGAGCGGCTAAAGTGCCAGCAAGTGACATCGCTTGTGTAATTCACCCAGAAGTAGCATATGACCTTAAAGCAGGTTTAACAAACACATTTGCTAATCCAAACAATGGTATTGCAACACAAGTTATGCAAAACTCATATGTTGGAAATTTAGGTGGCGTAAACATATACGAATCGGCGGCTATCGCTGAAGCGACAGGCGTTTCTAAAGGTGCAGTTTTTCATAAAAATGCACTAGGTTTAGCAATGATGAAAGATATCACTGTAGAAACACAACGTGAGTCAACACAAAGAGCAGACACAATTACTGCAACAGCAGTATATGGTGCAGGCGAATTGATTGATACTTACGGTGTTGAATTACACAACTTATCTTCAATCGCGTAATAAGGATTAATAATATGGCTTTCATTGAAACATCAACAAACTTTGTTAGTTTTGCTCAATACACAGATATGACTGAAACTGACTCACGCTTGTTTGTGGCAAATGAGGCCTTATCAGAAGATGTGGTTACGGATCTACTAGTTAGATCCAGCTCACGAATCTTATCAAATATCCGTTCTACAGATTGGTGGAGAAGTTACTTTCTATCGCAAGATGCTGGTAGCACCTCTATCAAAACTGTAGCGGATATACCTGAACCAAGCGGACTTAAAATCAAAGCCAGAAGAGATGACTTTACGGATTTATGTTGTTTTCATACAATGTATTACTACATACTTCCTAAAGTAGCAGACTTTGGTAGCGACGATAATGACGAAAAGCAGAAACTAGGTTACTATGAACAGAAATACGAAAAACTGTTTGGAGAACTTATAACTGCAGGTGACTGGTATGATTTTGACGGCACTGGGACAATCAACTC